GGTGATTTGTAATGAATCTTAAAATGATTCTCACCAAGTTTTTCTATATCAAATGAAGGTGGTGATAAACTCGGTAACATTTGAGAAATTCTTACATGCATCTCATCTAATCCAGAAACAAAACTCTCAAAGTCATTACCAAACGCATTGAAATATTCTCCGTATCCTTTTGGTGCAACATCTGTTGCCCAATAAACACCAAACATTTCTAATACTTCAGCGGCAGGAAGTCCTAATGTTTCTGAAGTAGCACCTACTAATGCGAATGTTACTCCGTCATCATAAGCCTCTAAATCTTCAAAAACATCTTCGTCTATACCAGAAGTTTCAAGAACTTGTTCCCAAACTTCTTCACCTGCTTCTCGTGTAACTAAGGTTCTAATTGCCTTATTTATCATTCCATACATTATATTTCCTTAATTAACAATTTGTACAATTACAATTTTCACAACTGCAATTTTCACATTTACATTTTGGGTTATTACACATTTTCTATCTCCTATTTAGTTTTGTACTAGCTGATAATTTAACCCTAATCGTACATCATAAGTAGGGCGGTCCCAGTAGTATAAATATTTACCTTCTGCATAAAAACCTAAATTCTCTTTTAATTTAAATCCTATTACTGCACCAAAGTCATAATCATACCATTGTTCTATTTCTGCATTTTTAAATTCAAATTCAAGTGGGTCTTTACCCTCTTCTTCATGTTCTTTAAATGCATATGCATTATGGTAAGAGTATCTATCTAATCCATAGTGGATAGGAAACAAAGTTCCCCATGCATGTATCCAAAAATTCTCGGTATATTTATAATAATCTAAACCGAATGATAATGATACTTCTCGTTGATTTCCCAATCCTCTTGTTTTATCTTCAAACCAATTTTCTAATAGTGATGGAAAATGATATTGATAAAATTCTCTATCACTCATTGCCATTAGATTTCCATTGGCATCAAACCATCTAAAATCAGTACCAACCCAACCTATTGGTTCTCCTGTAGCTGCATCATATATAGTCATTCCACCATCTGGTTGTCCATCTCCATCTGTATCACCAAAGTAATATTTATCACTTACTCCAAATTCATCTGCTGCAAATTCCCACCACGAACCTGTATACCAAGTTGTATCAACAACGGTTGGAGCAAATCCATAAACTGGATGTTCTCTTGTACCAATACCGACTGATAGATTTAAACTTGCATCTTCCAATACAAATTCTTTTCTAAATCTTAAATCTGCTTGTGAATATTTAATGTCTTCTAATTGTAAATCATGATATTTGATTTTAGCAATAAACCAATCACCAAGATATCGTAAATTATATTCTTGAGATGTAAACTTCTCATCCCATCTACGATTTTCTTCATACTTTACTAAATACTCAAATCCTTTAACTCTACCAATTGTAGCAGCATCATTTGGACTTGATTCATTTCCTTTATACCAATCTCCACCAACACCAGCATTTTTAACTCCTCGTTTTGGTTCATAATGAAATCTTGCGATTTTTCTTAAACCAAATGAGAAATCAAAGTCTGGGTCTAATTCTCTTTCTTCTTTATGTACACTAATAGTTCCACCCTGCCAATCTGGTAATCCTGTTTCAGGGTCTATCAACCGCAACTCATATCTATCATCTTCCCATTTAGGTGAAGATAAATTAAATCCAGCATATACAGTTGAATATTTAAAGAAGTCTGTTACTAAGTTCTGTGAAAACACAAAACTAAATAACAATGGTATTATCCATAATTTTTTCATACCTCGTTCACTCTCTCCCTTTGAATGTTATTTTGTAGGTCTTTTAAATCCACCTTTACGATGATGTTTTCTATCATTTACACCAATGTAATATCCAATTCCACCTATCACAACAACAGCTACTACCTTACGAACCCAACCTTTTTTGTGTTCTTTAGTTCCTCTACTAGCATGTTCACCTCGTTTTGAATGAGCTCTTTTGTGAGCTGCATCAAATTTACTCCATTCAGCATCTTGGACTCCCATCCAAGCTCGTTTGCCAAAAGATTTTCTGTGTTCTCGTTGTTCAACATTCGTTTTGTCTTGTTCTACTTCTTGTTTTGGTACATCCTGTGCCACCAATGTGCCACATAGTGCCAAAACCATAATTAATCGTTTCATATTAATCCTTCCTCTGATTATTTAATCAGTATTAATCATCTTTATCCTCAATATGTTCCACTAATAAATATTAAAACCTTTAAATTTAATTTCCGTATATCAAATATTATACATCAAATCTTACAACTATAGATGTGTTTGCATCTTTATTTAACTTCAATGCTTTAGATAACTTACCAATAGCCATCAGTTGATTATTATCATTATATAATCCAATTGTACTAATATATGGTTTGAATTCTGAATGAGTTACAAAACCTTCAACTTTAGAAGCTGCATTATAAAATGAACTATAACTTCCTGTACCCATTCCTGTTGGTTGATCCCCTGGTGGGAAAAATCTTGACATTGAAACCGTTCCTTCTGCTGCTGTTATACTACCACTTCGTTCAAATGTAGTACTTATATTAGTACTTAAATTAAACTCACTTGGTGTAACATCTACAACATATTCGTGTTCGTATAATGTAGAAGTTGCTTTATATTCTAAAGTATGTCCTGTTGAAGTTCCTGAGTCTGAATAAGAACCAGTATCAGTTATAACTATTTGTCCATGTTCATAAAATACATTTCCAACTTCACTACCACTTCCATTTGATTGGACACCTTGTGCTCTATTAAAAGAACTTGATTTAAATGCAGCAAAACTAGCTGAATGAGCAAGGTCATATAAATTACCATCACCATCATCTCGGATATCAAAACTTTGTCCTCCCGTAGTTACTGATAATTTTATACTTTGTGGTTTTATTTCTTCACCGAATAATTGTCGTGGTATGGAAAATATTCTTGCCGTACCATTTAGTTCTCTATTATTTTTCTTAGGATTATTTCTTCCAAAGTTTCCGAAAGGATCAGAACTTCTTTTATAATAGAGTTGGTTTATTCCATGCCAATTAGGTAAATCATAAAATGTACCCATACTATATGAACTAGCACTTGGAATATATGTACCAAAACTCTGTGAAGATGCTGAACCTGTTGAAAAATTATATGTAGAACCACTAACTGCTTTTAAAACAAAATGTCCACTCCCACTATCATTATTAGTAAGAACAAATGACTTATACGCCTTAAAAGGTTTAATTGACTTATTCGATGGGTCAATGTTTTTTAACATTATAATTTCCCTTAGAAGTCAAGTTTTACTTTTATAATAGCTTCCCTTGAGTATGATTTCAAAATAGGTTTACTTAGTTTAGCAATAGCCAACAACTCATTATCTTCATTATACATACCTACAGTTGTAATATAAACTTTAGGGTCTTTAAAAAATGTTGATTGAACTAATGCTCCATCTGAACCTGTGAAAAAAGTTGGATTGGAACTAAAGTTGTATCTTTTATTATTCACTCTACAGAAAAAGTTTGTTGAAGTTATTTCTTCTTCTCTACGAACTTGAACTTTACCACCATCTGCTAACTTTTGGAAAAATTTCTTTCCATTATCATTAAAGGTATCTGTAGCTCTTGTTGTTGCCATAGATACTTTAGTATCTAATGTTGCTGCGTTAAATAGTATAATTCCTAAGTCTGGATAGAATGAACCAACTGCTCCACCTGTTTCAGATGCTGCTGCAGTTTTGATTACTCCTACTCCAGTTTCTAATGAACCACTCACTACATTATATACTCGTCCACCCTCATTAACAGTTGGATTATTAGTTGCTCCACTATCATCAATGAATTTTCTTTTAGCTGCTCCACTACCCATATGAATTTCCCAATTACCTGGGTCAATTTTTTCTCTCATACGAGCTCTATTGAATGATATAAAATAGAAATCATTCGATGCACTTGGTGCACTTGTGAATGTAAATTTCTCGGTATTGGGTGATAACAAAACATTTCTGAATTGTCGATACATCCCAGCAGTTTGTCTTCCACCACTTGTTAATTTAGTTGTGTTTCCTGCACTTCCACTTCCACCATGATTTGCATATCCAATATCAAATTGAATTTCAGATGTTGCATCAGAAGTTACTTTATTATATATTGCATAATAAGAACCACTAACATCACCCAATGCTGAAGCAGTGTAGAATGTGGCTAATGTTCCACTTCCACCACTAAAAATACCACTTGATACTTTAGTTCGTTGATTTTCAACTACATCATTTTCGAAATCGAATCTTGTAAATACTGACATCATCTACTCCTTATAATTTACTTGGATCAGCTTTAACAGTAACTGCAACATTATATGTTGCCCCTGTATCTAACCCAACTACTGTTACATTTGTTGAAGTGTCTGAAGTTACAGAACGAGAAACAACATTAACAGATTTACCTGTAATTGTTATTGAACTCTTTCTTTCTTCCTCGTTTAAAAATACTGGGGTAGTTGCGCCTGTATTCATTTGTAGGTCTGCAATATCCAGTTCAATATCTGAAAGAAAGTCTGATTCAAGGATTCCACTTGGTAAGAATTTTCCTGCAGAAGCTGCACTAAATCTACCCAATTGTCCTCGGCCTAATCCACCCATTTGTCCTCTACCTCTACCCAATAAACCACGCTTTTTATTTCTTCGTGTCTTCTTCTTCGAAACAACTATTACGGGTGTTAGGTTAGCTATAACAGCATCATGTAAGATGAAGTTATATCCACTTTCATTATCACTACCATTTCGCGTATTAGGTGTGATAGTTTGTGTTACACCAGGACCATTGAAAACTAATGTTGGTGATGGAATTTCAAGTATTGGTAATTTAGCAGTATTCTTAGGTAAGGATACTAACTTATATCTCATAACTTGGTTTTCATCTACAAAGGCTTCCAACAGCGGCATATTTTCAATAACAGCTCCATAATAGTTAGAACCATTCGGATGTGCTGTATCCCACAAACTGTAATCAATCTCATCATCTGCTAATGCAAATTTTGTGATTTTGAACTCGTCTTGCCCTCTTGCCAATAGTTCTCGACCTTTTTTGGTAAGAATAGCATCAACGGTTACGCTTGTATTGTTTAGAAATCCCATTTTCACGCGTCTATTGGATGTCCAAACTATTGATTTTTTATTCATTTAATACTCCTGTTGATTGTATTTGATTTTTGAGATGGAAAGCCCTCATTAGATAAATATATACTTACTCATTTTTTATTCAACTTTAAGTTTAGAATCACCAGGTTCTTGTGTTACAAGTCTTGTTGGTGATGTTATAGTTATCTCAACGGGGTCTTTCCCATCTATTGTATTATCTTTTGTTAATAATTGACCTTGATAAAAAAGTCTAAAAAGCTTTGAGTCATATGCCATACTCTGATATTCTGCTGGTTCGAATGACGAACTAAGTGGTGTATCAGTATAAGCATCTTGTGAACTAGCATAATTCTTATATCTTATTTCATTGTGTTCTGCAAGTCTTGAAGAACTAATATATGGTTGTAATGTATCTGTAAATGTAAATGATACTCCACCTTGAGTAACACTTGCAGTTGCATATGTAGCACCAAATTCAGTTCGTGGGTCTATCTCATTTAATCTAACTAATGATGGCATTGCTAATGTTCCAAGTGAACCTGATTCATTATTGTGTATATTTACAACTCCCTCATAATTTGGATATTCTCCAGTTAAAATCATAGTTCTATCATCAGAACCACTTATAAAATTAGTCATATCTATTCCATGACCAAAATGATCTGCATTCTCAAAATATTGATTATCAAATTCTGGTATTTTACCAACAACTACTTTACTTCGTTCTAAAATATTTGGTTCAATTAATACACCAAGAGTTGTGTTTGCTCTTGCTGGAGATAAGTTTCTAAGTTGTTGCCAAATTCCACTATCATAATAATCTATAATTCTTAAATAATCCCAAAAGTTATTTGTTTTTGAATATTTTTTCCAATACTTTCTTTGTGTATGTTCTAATCCACGATAACTATCTTTATAAACATCTCTTGGGTCTCCAACCAAATCATTAAAATCAAAATCAGCTATAGAATACATTATATCTTCATTCACCACATCAGTCGGTGAAAAGAATACACCAAGTTTATTACTATCTATTGGTGCAAAATCTTGTGAAGATTGTTCTCTTCTAACATTAGATGATAATGGTCCAGTTAAACTCGTTCCTTCTAATCTTATCTTAGTTGCATTTCTTCTACTTGGGCCCAAATTAGGAACTCTTAATTGTTCTAAATCTACTAAACTTCTAAAACTATTACCACTAAAACTTTTAGCACTACCAGTTTCATTATATGTTTGTGAAAAACTATTATCAGAAAAACTTGAAGTAGAATGTAAAGTTATATTATCATTCAATTGTGTTCTATGTATCAAATTATCATAAAAAGATTCTGTAGTATTTCCATTATAACTCTTAGGTGCCAATACATGATTCTCAAATACACTTTGAGATAATGGTTCACTCCACAATCTAAACTCCATTAATGAACCACTCAATTTTGTTGTGTAAAACCCAGTTCCACTACCACCAATATTTAATGTTCCATCTGCAACAAATTTAGCATTTGTAGCTGCAGTATTAGTTGTTAAACTTTGACTATTTGCAAACAACACAACTTCTCTACTTGAATCATATTGTTTTGTTGTTAACTCATAAGTTATATTTTGTGAAGTTGTATCTGCAGTTAAATCAACACCTGTTGCTAATTTTCTTGTCAACATAACACTCCACATCTCATCATTATAAACTGGTAATAAAGATGAAGTAACAAATTCAAGAGAACTACCACTAATAGCAAATTCTAAATATCCATAATCATCAGTTGCTCCATTATCTTGTAATGATATTGCCCAATTAGTTCCTTGATTCAATATAACTTGGTCTTTTGATTTTGGACTTCTAAATCTAAATTCTACTGTCTCTGGTTTAATACCACTCGTACCATCATCTTTCCATGGCACAGTAATATATTCTGAAGATTTAAAATCTAATGCATAAGTAAACTTTCTTTTTACCTCATGAGTAACTCTTGTTCCTTTATCAGGACCACCATATTCTCTTACTCTTAATATTGAACTCGGTATACCATAACAATTCATCAATCCTTTCATTGCTCTTTGAGTACCTTTTGTTTTCAGAAAAAATGGCATATTTGATAAAAGTCTTTTCCATATTTCTTCTGTTACTTGTTCTTGTGGTGATTCATATTTAGAAGTTCCATCTGCTGCTTTACCTAACAAATATTCTGGAAGTATCATTAAATCATTTCCCTGAACTACTTCCCAACCCACAGTTTTTGCAACTTCACGAACTATATCTTTTGAAATACCCTCTGATAATTTATTTGTTCGTTCATTCATATCTGTAAAGTGTTTTAGGTAAACCCATATCTCATCAAATTGCTGTCCTACCATATCCATAAAATCTAAGAATGTATTATTTTGAGTATCAGTTGAAATATGTACTGGTAAATTTTGAACTAACCTATCACGATTATTTCTATCATAAAGTTTTCCATAAGATGTCCAATTATCATACCAAGTACTTGCTTCTGATCCTGTGGTATGTACTAATGTATAAGGTGATGTTAAATTTTCTTTTGGCCAAGAAGCTGAATAAAATTCTCCTACTGAACTCGAAGCATATGAAGATGATTCAAAATATAAATAATGTTCAAATGGATCAAATGAGTTAATTACTCTTCGTTTTTTAGAATCAAATCCTGCTATTGTTTCTCCAGAACCCGTTACATTTCCAAATGATAAACTTGATGAAGTGTAAGTTTCAATTAACTCTAATTTTGTTTTAAAATTCTTAATTCGTTTTTCTGCACTACCAAAATGAATATGATTAGCTAATCCATAATCAGTTTGGTCAGTTCCTAAATAATCTGTTCTTCTCGTATAGTCAACATTAACCTGTGTATCAAGTAAACTTTGTGAAACTAATTTATTTTGTATATCTTCTTGTACGGCCGTATCTGTTCCGATTAATTGAGTATAATTATTAAATTGTGTTCCACGAAAATTAATTGGATTATTAGTTGAATTAAAGTCTGGTAATCTTAAAAATAATATTTCAGGGTCTTCCTCTTCAAATGGAACTAAAGTAACAATATCTTCATATGGCTCCATTTTCTCTTCTACAAAATAACATAAATCCATTTCTTCAGTTTCATCGGATAAACTATCATATAATTTTACAAACCTTGAAGTACTTGTAGGGTCAATTGGATTTTTTAAATAATTAAGTACTAAATGGTAATTGTTATTACAAACCATATAAGTATTTAATCTCTCAATTTGTCCTTTTCTAAATTTAACAAAACACTCATCAAATATTTTTCGTGAATTATCTTCACCACTATGTTCAAATTTATTTGCACCATCTTCATATGATGTATCAACTCTGATTCTATTATTATCCAACACCTCTACAATCGTTCCAACATAATCAATTGGTATTTCAATTGTTGGTTCTGGTACTGGAACCGTTGGTACATTTGGTGTTGCTGTAGTCTGAACTATAAACTCTACAATATTTTCTGGAGTTACACTTGGTGGTGGTTGATTAACTACAACTTCATTATTTGCAATAAATGGTGTACTATAAGTAATTCCCTCATTATCAGAAGCTGAATCTCCACCCATACTCCAATCATCACCTTCATCCATAGCTCTCAACATAGTGATTTGTTTCCCTCTCCACATTTCAAACTTCTTCATTGATTCCCACTTACCAAGAGTTGCACAAACAACATTGTTTGCAACTATTGTGTGGTGTTTATCAAGAATTAAATTATAAACATTAAGTGGTTTAGAATTAAATAACTTACCAATCTCTTGAGCCTTATACCATTGTCCACGATACTTAATTGGATGGTTATCTGTAGTTATTAAATTTTTAAATTTAGAAAGTGTATCACCATAAGGTCTTTCATCTTTAATTACTTTTAATATTTTTGCATAACCAATTTCTGTTTTGACTTTCATTCCATGTCTTAAATGTTTTATTGGAACTTGTCTACCATTACTTAATTTTACTTTTGTATTACCTATAAAACAAACTCCTGAAAATCTATCGTACTTTTGTATTCCTGCTTCTTCTTCATCTACAGCTCTATCTTTAACCTGCTCATCCACAGTTGGTTGACCTTCACCCGTAGTTACACCTGCAAAAACATCTATACTTGACAATGATTCAGGTGTAAATACTTGAACTGGGGCCCTCCCTAATGGAACTGGTGGAATATTTGCTGCAATCTGTGCTCCAGTAACACTATACATACCTTTAACTGTTATTTGTCCACCAACCATTGCATCACTAAATCCTGGTTCTTTATCATGTGGTGTTAATACTAATATATTAGGGTCGGTTAAATCAAATCTTATTTTACCTGAAGTAGAGTTTGTAATTGGTGTATAAATCATCCACGAATTTATTTCTTTTATTCTTTTTCTATAAAGTGAGTTTTCAATATTTTGAGTATTAACTTCCACTTCTGTTTTATCTGCGGAAATTTTCTTTACAACATATTTTAATTCTTTTGGAAATATTTCTTTTAACTCTTGTCTTGATTGTCTTTTACCAAATTTTTTAGTTGAAAAATATTTAGTTTTACCATTAATAAGTTTTGTTTGAACTCTACCAACATGAACCTTACCAAACTCATTTACAAATACAGTTTGTTGTTTACCAGCAAGTCTTTTTAAAAATAAATACTTAACTTTATAAGTTCCTTCTGTAAATCCCATTTCTCGTAAATGACCACCTATATCTAAATCAAGTTTTCTATCATCAGGGAATACATCTCCTGCTGGAAATATTTCATCTCCAACTAATACATCATCCTCATCAGTAGTTAAGTCTTCTGATTGATAAACATAGATATGAATATAATCTTCATTTCTTCTACCAAAACCAGATGGTAGAAATCCAGGAATTTCTAATTGTTCTTTATCTTTTTGATTTAATCCGTATTGTAACATTAATCACCCTCTGTTGCTACTTTTTCAAGTTCTTCTTGTAATTCTGTTATAGTTTCGTCTAATGTTATATTCAATTCATCTTGAGCATCTATCTTAGCTTGTAATTCTATTCTCATACCCTCAAGTTCAGGAGCTGTTACTTCTGGTTCTTCAACTTCAAGTTCAGGAAGTATTTCATTAAATACTGATGCTCCATTCCCACCTACTTCTTCAGAACCGAAAAATTTTAAAAATGTTTCTTTATCGGATGATTTTTGTACAACGGGTAATCTAACATATTGATATTCTTGTTCCATTGAATTACCTGGTTTTTTAGGGTCTTCATATGATAACAAATATCCATTATCATCTCGTAAAGGGTCCGTTGCATCAAGAGCAGAACCAGATATGGCAGCTCTTTTCTTTTCTTCTTCTAAAGATTTTAAAAGTTTATGTTCATCAGCATCTTGTACATTTTTATAATAATCTGTATTTCTAGCTTGTTTTATTGTATAGGGCATTTTATCTCACCACTTTAAATTCATAACCATCATCATATATTAAAGATGATTCTTCTGCTCCACTCCCACTTACTACTTTAATTTCGAACTTGTAATGTCTTTCTGGTTGAAACCCATCCATCCAAATATTAAAATAATTACCTTGTGAATCACAACTAACTATTGAACCTGTTCCAAATGGAACTATAACATCATCAGTTAATGAATCCTTTACTGAATAGTAAGTTCCATGTCCAAGTGATTGACTACCACTCGGTAAAGATTTTACAGTTAAAGCTGCAGGTGTTGTATCAAATCCTCTTGTTGGATATAATTCCCTACCAACTAATCTGAATTTTACTTTTGACTTTTGTTTATATTCTGGTTTAAGATTTTTAAAATAAACAGTTAGATTATCTAAATCGGTTGAACCTAAAGCACTTAAACTTCCTGTACTCCAAGAACTATCATCCCATTCTACTTCTAACTTTGGTGGAAAGATTGTGTTGGTTTCTCGTGAGAAAAATTTTAAATGTCCGTACCAATCAGAATCTCCTTCAGCCGAACCTGTTGCGGTTGTTGGATCAAATATTGAATACATACTTTGTGATGTTACTACATTTTCCCTCTTAATAATAAATCCATCATTTGGAAATACTGAACTTGAGTAAATATGATTCTTAACTAAATCACTTACATCCATACGAATATCTTTTGTTTCGTATACTAAGTTTTCTGAAGAACTAACTTCATATTGACTACTAATACTTGAAGTAAACCATGTTCCACCTTGTGTATCACTACCACTTAGCCATTGTGTTGCGGTGGTATCATTATCTCGATACTTCCAACTTGCTCCATCACTTAATACTGGGTCTCTACTATAATATCCAGTTCCCCCACCCCAACTCTGACTAACAATATATGAATGTAAAGATTGTTCTACTGCTAATTCACTTGAAGCCGCATCATAAAGATTTAAATAAAATTTTGCATCACTTGGAATCACTCCACTTTGTACTGAAGAAGAAATATAACTATAATCAAATTTCATCAAGATTCGTGATACTCCTACAGTAGTTCCCGTTGAGTTAACTTCTTTTCTAACTTCTAATATTTGATCAATTCCTGTATTAATAGATGAACTTACATTTCCCTCATAAATTGTTGTGTCTACTACTGGATACTCAAAATAATACATTATACATCTCCTACTACTCTACCCTGAATATCTATATTAGGGTATTTTAATTCAAATATACAAGGATCAAGTGATGGATAAATAATTCCATCTTTTGTTGCTGATTGTAAATCATATACATGGCCATTATAACCACTTACTGTATCATATTCATTCTCAATAACAACCATTTGTTTTTGTGGATTATCATCTCCTGGTGGAACAATACTTGCCACACCATCCACTAAAGAAATCCTATAAGCAATATCACTTAAAATTATTGGTTGGCCAATTTGCCATTTCGTTATATCAAAATGTTTCTTTACTGATTCAATTGCCTTTAACAATACTTCATTCTTATTATATCCTCTTTGAGTAATAATTGAAAATCTACAACTAATATTTACAATATAAGCATCTTTAATATTAATTGCATCTGTTAATATTCTATATTGTGATAAATAAGTTTTTAAATTTTGTTTAACTGCGTTATTTAATGTTACTAAATTTTGATTTGCATCATATCCTAAAGTATAGAAATTTAATGCCAATGGATTTGGTAAAGTACTTATAGATAAGTTTTTACTAATCTTACCATTCTTAACAATCAGTTTAGTATTTGCCTCTAATTGTTCATCTTGTACAATAAAACATTTAGCTATATTACCATACTTTTGTGGTAATGAATAAACTCTAATAATATAATCTTCTTTGGTAACGGCTCTGTTTTGAGAATTAAAATATGCTAATGCATTCTGTCTAACTTGTTCTGCTGTTTCTCCAGATGAACCACCTGATGCTGTATCTGGATTAGTTATTATCAAACTTGATTTAACATCAGAAACTTTTGAAGAATCTAATCCAGTTTCATTTAATGTCCAAGTGATATTACCAAGATTTTTAATTGAAGTTGATAATGCATTATCTTTAATAGAACCACCATAAGTATAAGTTACAGTTAATGTAGTATTACTTGGTGCCAATCCAAAAGTTTTTGTTTTCAAAAAGTTACTTGGGTCAAATGAATCATCTAATTTATTAACTCCCATTGATAAAGAAGAACCAACATTATCTGGGTTTGGAATTATTTCTTCATCTGCATTTGAACTAATACCTGAACCAAATCTTATTTCTGTTTTACCATCACTACGAACATATGTTGTAAATCTTTTAGCAGTTTTAATTAACTTTAATAAAAATGGTGATTCCTTTTTATATGTTGATAAATCAGGACTATTTAAATCAGAATTTTCCATTGAAGCAAAAACAGTATCTTGTGCCAAAAATGGAACTTCATACCATTTATCTTCTTTACTATCTGTTATTGAAATAATATCAATTACTTTATTATTACTTAAAATAACTTTATCAAATTTAGTAGCATTACCAAATGTAAACTCTTGTGATACTTTAGTACCAGATTTTACAATTCCTTTTTTTGTTAATTTAAAGTGGGTTGGATCATCACCACTATATTGTGAAATTTCAGTTCTCATTAAATCTAATGAAGAAGATGTTTTAAAATTAATATCATCCAATAATCTAAATGTTGTTCCAACTGTTGAAGTAACTCCACTATCAACATCAAGTATTGGTGCATAATCTAAATCGGGTTGATAGGTATTACCTACAGCAAGGGCAGGAACTTCTACACTAAATTCACATATTGCCGTAGCAGGACTTGATAATTTTGGTTTGTATCCAAATGACTGAGCAATTTTAAATATATTTCTTTTTTCTTCTGCCGCATGTAATAATGATTCACGATATTGATTATCAATATAAAATGATAATACATCACCTACATATGCTGCCATTTCTATGAACATCATTCCAGGGCTTGATTCATTAAAATCATTATATGACTTTGGAAAATAAGTTTTGGCAAATTCCATTAAATTTGATCTTATATCAGAAAATTCTCTACCAATATATTGAACTTCCTTTTTTTCTACTTTTTTATTTGTATTATAATCTACAGCCATTCTATCCTCCTGGTTCAAATGTCAATGTTAAATTTTCTAATGCATCGGGATCATCCATATCTACTCTAAACTCTAATTGTACAACTATTGCATGTGTATCGTGATCAAATAAAGTAACAACATTTTCTGCCGTAATATAAGGCAACCATTCTGCCAACGCTTCCCTAATAGTCAATTCAATAGCTTCCCCAGTACTATCATCAATAGGATTAAATATGATAGCTGATAAATCACTACCAAATGTTGGTTGTCCAACTCGTTCACCCCTTTGAGTAAGTAATAAATTTTTTATATTAGAAGAAGCTTGTGCTTTTAATGTAGATGATTGTGGAAAAAATCCAATTGCTGGATCCCATTCCAATGGAAAGGTACATCCGAAAAAACTATCTTCATCATCATTTAATTCTGCTACTGCTGTATTGTCTGGCATTATCTTTTACTACCTTTTTTGTTATCTATTGCTTTCATTACTTGTGAATAATCCTTTGTTAAAGCATCTTGTACATGGTCTGGAACTTGATTTGTTGTAACTCCAGCTTCTTTCATAGTTTGTACTGCTCCAACTTCTCTTTGTGTTTGTTTATCACCACCGAGACCAGCTAATTCAGTTACTCTACTTGAATCAAATGTTCCACCACCCATTGTTGGGTATTCGTCCATTTGACCATTACCTTCAATTCCACCAACTGTTTCATTTAAAATATTATTCAAAGTTTTATTTGAAGTATAGGTAACCTTCTCTCGTTTCTTATACTTTTTTCGAATCGGTTCTTTGAACGCTTTTTCAGTAAGTGATTTTAGAGAAGTAGATTTCTCCTCTTGTATAAATATCTCGTTCACCTGTTTTTTAACTTCAATCTTAACGACTTCTCGTATTATTTTTACTAAGTCCTTTTTAGTCATGTCTAACTCCTTTACGCACCATCTGGTACTTTATAGCCTGTAAATACAGTTGGAATAGTTCCTAATGGAACTCCAATTCCCTGTACTTGTTTTGAATGTGTATCAAATGCTTTTATTAATTGATCAATAAAATCATCTACACTTGTATTTTTAATTCCTTCTGCATCAATAAATGCTCCAGTTACACCTGGAACTACTACAACACACATATTACTTGAAACGGCTCCTGTCCAATATATTTTTAATGCTGTATCTAATGCTAATGAAAATGGTGGGAATGGTAATGGATTTTTCAAACACATATTTAACATTCCTGCCATTAATTTCTTTAATGGTGATTTAACTATTATTCCTGGAACAGTTGCACTTCCTTGTCCTTTTTGTGTTCCACCAAAATATGGTATACCTGGTACTGCGGTTTTAACTGCTTTATCATATGAATCAGCAATTGCCGTTCCTACATCATCACCTTTTTCTAAGGCTGCTTTATATTCAACTCTAAATAATTCCCAACCTATTTTTTCTGCCATTTTATTCTACCGTATTCTTTGGACTTTTTATTGATGGTACACCTAAAGTACTTTTTAACTTTTGTAGTATTGCTTGTCCTGGAACAACTTGTACAGGACCTGTAGGTGCCAACAATCCAGTTTCTATTAATGTTAAAATATCATTCAACACTGCTTCTAATTTATCTCCTAAAACCAATGGTTCGGTTGCACTTGAACTACCAATTTTTGTTACTGGTGATTCAATTACTACTTCTTTAACCGCTCCTATAGAAACATTGTTATGACTAAACATTCCAATATCTCCACCGTTCTTAGTATTAAATATAATCCTATCCGAACTTAATAGAATATTTTTACCCTCATAAGGAGCTGTAACAACTTTACTTTCAATTCCTGGAGTAAACTCTAATTTTTGATTTGTTGTTAAATAAACACTTGAACCATCCGTATCAATCTTTTCTTCTACTGGTTGTTTTGGTTCAGGAAACTCATCTTTACTTTGTCCAACATTTAAAATAATATTTGGTGAATCAAGATTTTCTTTTTTTATATCACTTCCAATTCTTATAGAATTTCCATGTCTACCTTCAATTATTACATCACCCTCGTGTGGTAATAATTTACGAGAATCTTCTACCTTCTTTAAATAATATCCAAGTTCAACTCCCTTATCTGTAGCATTTGGTGTTTCGATTCCTAACTCTGATATTAAAGTATCTTTTCTCTTTAATCTACTAATACCATGTTGTGTATTAAAATTAGGATTTCCAAATTTATTTATTTGGGTAAAATAATAATACTCCCCAAGATATTTTACACCAACAACAATCTCTCCAACCGCAGGAATAGGACTTATATTTGGATTTAATGGTTTAAAATTTTTACATTTATCAATATTCAATGCTTGTTCTGAATAAACAAACCTACCAATGATTCCACCGATAAAAGAATAGTCTGGTTTATCATCAGCTGTTTTTGGAAATGAAGATTTACTATCATCCAAGTGTACTTCCAATATTTCTACAGGTTCTAATTCATAAAATTCTTCTGATATAAGTTGTTCATGTAACATCTTTGATAATGAAGATGAAGTTTGTATGGTATTTTTTTTAAGAGGCCCAACACGAGTACGCTTCTGTTTTGTTTTTTTATTAGCAAAAGCCATTTAACTATCTAATTTAGCAGTTATATTATCAGAATGATCTTGTAAGTCTTGTACAGTATCTTCAATATTTTTCATCAATTGTTCTTTCTCCCTATCACTCAATCCAAATTCTTCATCTGAATCACCTTGTTTAGCAGCGGTAGCTAACCTCTGAACTATTGTTGCCAACTTAACTAATTGTTCATCATTCTTTACATTGATTTCCAAATACTCTTTTAGCATTGGAATTATTTGCACAGCGGTATCACCATCTTTGATGAATCCAACAACTTCTTTCATTAACACTTCTAATTGTTTTTTATTAGTTACTGAATTATCATAAATGTCTTTGAATACATCTGATAGGGATTTCCCCTCGAAAACTTCAAAATCGATTGCCATATTATTACCTATTTTTGATTGATTTGATTCAATAATAAATATTAAATATCCAAAAAATAGTGATATATAAATATATACACTTGTATATACCTATTAATTTTTTGGAATATATACAATAGTTATTAATGTCGGGTATAAAATCCGACTAATTGATAACTAACGGGAGATAAAAACCATGAAGGAAATCATAGCACTCGTAAGAGGATGGGTTGATGACATTGCGCATCTACTCTTATCCTTTGTAGCCATTGGT